CAATACTCTTTTTATATTTATTAGACCAAGACTCTTGAAATTGTTTGAAAGATTTCATTAGAAGACTCCCATACCAAGTCCAAGTGTTACGCCTGGCAGTTCGATCCAGTTCGTTCCATCGTAGAAGTTCATTTTCTTTGTAGTGGTGTTAAAGATAATCGCACCCTCTCCAAAAGTTGCTGCATCTCTTGCTGTAGTTGTATATTTCGGAACATAAAGTGCTGAAGAAACTGTTGCAACACCAACAGATACCGAGTCAAAAGATGGTGTTGAAGACGCCGTAATTGTTGCCGCCGCGCCTGAGGCAGTTGCTGTAATATTATCTCCGACAAAGTTGACGGATACAACTGTTCCGGCAGTTCCTACTGTACTACCTTCTTCTCTGATTGTAATACCAGAAATAACTGATCCACCACCAACACCAGTTAGTCCGGTGCCATCACCAATAAATGCATTTGCAGTAACTATTCCAGATACATTTATGTTCTGACCAGATATCGCAGGCAAAGTAGAAACGCCTGTAACATCTAGTGTGGTTACAGATGCGATTCCGCCGATTACATCAGTTGCAACACCTGCTGTAGTTGCAAAAGTAGATATACCTGCTGTCAGAGCAAACGTTGCTTCGGTCGCTAAACCAGCAGTAACTGCATAAGTTGCTTCGGTCGCCAATCCTGCGGTAACGGCATATGTTGCTTCAGTAGCGAGACCTGCTGTTACGGCGTAGGTTGCTTCAGTAGCGAGACCTGCTGTTACGGCGTAGGTTGCTTCAGTTGCTAATCCAGCGGTAACAGCGTATGTTGCTTCTGTGGCAAGACCTGCATTAACAGCGTAAGTAGCAGTTGTTGCTAAGGTTGCAGTATCTGCGTTTCCTGTAACATCACCGGTAATATCGCCAACAAAACTAGATGCAGTTACGATTCCTGTTGAAAATATATTGGATGATGTAACTACACCCAATGTTGATACCCCAGCAGTAACAACTAAACCACCAGATGTAATTCTAACCCCAGTTCTTGCAGTTACAAGGCCAACTGAATCAACATTCTTTACATCTTCATATGTAATTGTGCCACCGATAGTGACATTACCGGAGAACTCTGCAGATGCTGCTGTAATAATGCCAACAGTAATGTTAGGTGTGCCGGTAAGTCCTTGAGCATTTGTTGCTGTGGTTGCTGATGTCGCAGTATCAGCATTACCTGTGACATCTCCGGTTACGTCACCAGTAATATCTCCAACAAAACTTGTGGCGGTTACAATACCAGATACGTTTATACCACTTCTAGCGGTAATTTGAAATGGAGTGTCAACTAAGTTTGAGTTGAGGAACGATGAGTTCCCCATGTATCCATGACTGGAGCACTGGTAATGTAAAACTAGTGGTGTTGAATCTGTTACCAGAATCTCTGTATATGCACCAGAACTACCAGCAGTTCCGTTTGTGGTAACGTTAGTTGTATATGCTGTGGTTTTGTCTGCCTCTAGATAAAAACGAAGAGGATGTCCACTATTTGAACTATCAGACTGATCAAATCTATAAGTTTTGCCTGGAAGAAGTGTAAGGAATGGAGATTCTATCCCGTCTAAAAAATATGCGCTACTAGAACCACTTCCATGATAACGGTGGTTAGTTGTCTTGCTATCAACTGTGGTGACAAATGTTTCCGTTGTAGAACTTGCTGCTCCAACTAATGATTTAAATCCAGAAAGTCTTTGAGCAGTGGTTATACCAATAACAACATTTGGTGTACCAGTAAGTCCTTGAGAAACTGTAGATATACCAGCAGTTTTAGCAAACCCAGCACTCACAGCATCAGTAGCGATTCCCGCTGTGGTGGCAAAGGTAGCGATTCCCGCCACAGAGGCATAGTCAGAATCTCCACCATCACCGCCAGATGCATCAGCACCAACAAAAGTTTTAGTTGATGCTTGATACTTTAAGAACTTACCATCAACTAACGCTGTATCTCTATCAACATCATCAAGAAACTCAAGACGAACTTCACCACCACCACCTTGTGCATTTACAAGATTTTTAAGATATTCTAATTCTCCCCTAATCTTAATAATCTCTGGATCACTAATGTTCTCTTGAACTTCTTCCTTTGACTTGATTGTCTCAAGAATTTTAAGTGCATGATCAACGGTATCCTCAGGAATCTCCTCTGCTTCTTCAGAAATTTCTTCGGGTTCTTCTTGCTCCTCTACAACTGGTTCAGATGGTTTGAGTGGTTCTGGCGTAATTAAATCAACAACTTCAAACGCTACATCTCCATTAGCATCTTCAATTTCAAGTTTTTCCTCATTTTTAGGTTCAGAGTACAACCACGACTCAAGTGCTTTTACTTGTCTTTTTTCTTTTTCCTTCTTCTTTTTATCTTCCTCTAATTTTTTCTTTTTCTTCTTTTTATCTTCGGCAACGGAGGTTTTTACTTCTGCAAATAAAGAGTCAATATTAATCTCCCCAACAAGAGATTGGAATTCTTCTTCCTTCTCTTGTTTGGCTTTACCTATGAGGGAAAAAAATTCTCCTAACTCTGTGCTCATTTTTTATCCTTTTCTTTCAACAGTTTTGCTAATTCTGCAGTAGATCCAACAAACAAAGCATTATTAACTGTGGATGGTCCACGAACTTGTTTATCTTCTTCAACGTCCTTCAGTTTTTTCTGAAGATCCATCAACTTGTCTGTAGCGTCAGAAACACTCTTGATAAGTTGTCCTGCAACTTCATATGCACGAGGTTGATCAGATTCCTGTGCTAGTTCAAGAATACCGTTGATTGCTTCTTGACCTTTCTCAATTATAGAATATAAATTACCTCTAGTATACTCATAGTCCTTTTTAATGTCATCAACCTGAGCAGTAATCTTTTTAGGTTTGATGGGAGAAACCTCAGGAAGAACTACTTCACTATCAACGTTGAATGTTTCGTTTAAATCGTCAAAACTCATAATCCGTCAAATCCTCCAGTCAGAGTGCCGCTAAATCCAAAGTCATCACCTTCTTCAATCAGAGCATTATCTGAGGAGTCAATTACGAATACACCATCACCTTTGAGGTGAGTGACTGCAGCAGTATTATATTGACCTCTAAGAACAGAAAGTTTAGTGCCATCAATTGATTTGATGAAAATAGTCTCTCCATTCAGATCAACATAAGTCTTCTCACTCAGACCGCTTGCACTATCAACGCTGATTGTCTTGGCAGTCTTAGTGACATCATCTGCCAGGTTGGTAATCGCATCACCTGTGTAGTTTTTGATTGCTCTTGGTTCGACAGAATAAGTAAGTGCTCTTGTAGTATTTGAAGTGTCTGTGCCTGTGAGATAATTGACAGTTGCCTTCTTGATGATATCTTTCGTTGCAGAAGAAACAGGACCAAACAGATATGTTTTTGCAGTAAATCTCAGAGTGTAAAGTAAGACTCTCCTCTTTGTAAAATCTCCTTCGTAGTCATCTTCCATGGTGATATTTTCAAGAACCACGGGAACATCTTTCTTTTCTTGAATTGTTGACACTAGTTCAACAGTAAGATTATATGCTGGTTGAAAGTATGGTAATATCTGTTCTACGATTTGAAGAGCATCATCATTTAACTTGGTCATGATTGCCAGTTCAAAATTCATGTTGTATGGAACTGGCATAAATGCCTTTTTAGTCTCTGTTCCGTCGTCAGGATCTTTAACTGTAAACTGTTGAGTAGTCGTTACTTTTCTGGAGGGATCATAAGTAAGTCCTGTGAACTCAAACGACATTCTTGGAAGATTAATTGCCGTTGGTTTGTTGAGATCAGGTGACTGCTCGATTCTTGCTAAAAACTTTTGAGTTGGACCATAGGCCAAGGGAACTTTTACAACAGAATTATCCTGCTGAATCGTTACGTTATTGAAGAGGGTTCCAAAGGATATGATTGTCCTCCTCAAAATTTCGTTATAAAAGTATCCAAACATGTTAAGACCTTATGACAATAAGTAGTCCGACTAACTATATTTAGGGAATACCGAATGGATTCTGTTCGGAGAAGTCAAGAATATTATCTGCTTGAGTTTCAATCTCAAAATTATCAGCAAATGGATCGTTGTCAGGTTCAGTATCAATTACTCTCAAGGCATGAGATGCACCGGATGTGGATCCTACAATATCTTCACCAATCGTGAATGTTCCACTTACACTTGCAACCTCAAGGATATTTGTGGTTGAATTATAAGTTCTTACTCTTGCTGTAGTTCCGCTAGTAGAACCTGTTACAACTTCATTAAAGATAAAGTCTCCAGTCGAGTCCATGTTGGGACTTCCAATAGTAATAGTTGGTGCTGTGCTATAACCAAGACCTGCATTTGTGATTCTAATTGCACTAATCGTTCCAGCAGCACTTACGACTGGGACCAATTCAGCAGACGCGGTAGAGACTCCTGATAGGAACACCTCATTAGAAAGTGTAATAGTTGGTGCTGTAGTATAACCAGAACCACCACCACTAAGAGTAACAATTCCGACTACACCATCACCAATTCCAGAGGTTGCTGCTGCCCCTGTACCGCCCTTACCACCGTAGAACTTGATCTTAGGTGCAACGGTATATCCTGCACCTGGATTTATGATAGGAACAGTCTGAACAGACTGCAGTTTTGGATTTGCGTTGAGATTGCACACGTTGATACCACCAATCATGGTAGCAGTTGCAATACCTGTAATACCTGTTGACGGAGCAGAGGATATTGCAACTGTCGGAATCTCTCCATACCCTCCTCCTCTATTTGTAATGGTGATAAATCTAACACCACCGGATGTGATGATTCCTGTGACAGCGGTAGCAGTAACACCAGTTCCAACCAGAGTTAGTGTGTGAGTGACACCCTGAATGGTGCTTATACCGTCGTCGGTTTGACCATCAGACTCTTCACCAACTAGATTATTATCAATCTCATCAATACCTGTCGCGATGACCTCATCTTCATAACGATAGAGCTCGCAGATGAGTTCATAAGTATAGAGATCTTGTAGTTGATAATATGGTTTAGCATATTCAATATCTTTAATCTCATAAAGACGATCATCAAGTGGGAACCAAATCAGGTCT